AAAATGCTCAGGTCGGTTTCACCACCATGCTTGGCTCGGCCAAGAAAGCAACCGACTTTCTGCAAAAGCTCCAGCAATTCGCCATTGTCACCCCGTTCTCGTCGCAGGACGTCATTAAGTACTCGCAAAGCATGATGGCAATGGGATTCAAGGCCAAGGAAGTCATCCCAACATTGCAGGATGCAGGCGATGCTGTCGCCGCTCTTGGTGGCGAGCCTGAAAGGCTTCAGCGCGTCCTACTCGCCCTCGGCCAGATCAAAGCCAAGGGTCGAGTCATGGGACAGGAAATGCTCCAGCTCACCGAGAACGGTGTGCGTGGCTGGCAGTACCTCGCTGACTACCTGCACAAGTCCGTGCCCGAGACCATGAAGCTCGGCGAGAAGGGACTCATCAGCGCCGATACCGCTATGAAGGCCCTACGCAAGGGCATGCATAAGGATTTCGGCGGCATGATGAAAGAGCAGGCCAACAGCGTTTCCGGCATGTGGTCGACGCTCAAGGACACGGCGCAGATTGCCCTAGGCAAGATGATGACTGCGTTCTTCCCGCTGATTAAGCAGGTGTTGCCGAAGATCACAACCGGTGTGCAAGGGCTCGCGAGCGTCATGGTTCCGGCATTCCAGCACGCTGGGTCGGTGATCGGTCCGCTAGCGGATAAGATCCGGGGCGTATTCGGCGGCACGGTTATGCCAGTGATGCGGCGCGTCTCTGACTATGTCAGCGGCACCCTCATGCCGAAAATGCGGGAAAACATCGCGCAGTTGATGCCTGTCATCATGCGACTGGTCGGCATCTTCCGTGCGGACGTCCTACCGGCGCTCATGATGGTGGGTCGGGCCGTCATTCCGGTGTTCAAGCAGATCGTTGCGGTCATTCAGGGTGTGATCATCCCGGCTGTCATCAGCCTCATATCCACGATCATGCCTCAGATATCGCGGTTCGCCGGATTCATTAAGGGGACCGTCGCGCCGCTGCTTGTCTGGGCATTCAAGCAGGCGCAGCCGGTCATTACGCAGTTCGGGCAAGTCTTTGCGACGGTCGCTCAGGCTATCGGCGCTGCGATCAACTTCCTTGGGCCGATCCTCGCGATCCTCTGGAAGTTCCTCGGCCCAATCGTCATCGACACCCTTAAGGGTCTCTGGTCCGGCATCATTGGTGTGATCAGCGGCACGCTGACCATTATCCAGGGTATCGCGAACGTGTTTATCGGCATCTTCACCGGCAATTGGTCCAAAGCCTGGCTCGGCGTGAAGCAGATACTCGTTGGTGTCTGGAATTTCATTGTCGGCGCTATCAAGGTGTGGATTTACGGCAGTCTCCTAAGTGCCGTTCGTGGTGGCGTGCTGCGAATCGCGACGTTTTGGCGTGCGGGCTGGTCCGGTATCCGGTCTGTGTTCACCGGCATTATCTCGTTCATCCGAGGTGGTGTGTCGACATGGTCTAGCGCAATCTCCGGGATCATCGGCCGTGGCATGTCGCTCATTCGCGGACTCTGGTCACGAGGGTGGTCCGGGCTGCGGACGACCGTTTCCTCTATGACCTCTCGTATCGCTACGGTCGCGCGAAGCATTCCCGGGAAGATCACGACGGCTTTCCGCTCGCTGCCCGGCAAGCTTGTGCAGATCGGTAAGGACATCATTGCCGGTCTAGTGCGAGGCATCAAGAACAGTCTCGGAACTGTGCTCGGTGCCGCAAAGTCAATCGTTGACCACATCCCGGGGCCGATCCGGCATGCGATGGGCATTAAGTCGCCGTCGCGCGTCATGGCGGACATCGGTAAGTGGATTGTTCGAGGCCTCGTCGTCGGTATGCTCGGCGGTTCCAAGAGCGTCGAGAAGACGAGTAACAAGCTGCACGACCTGGTCACTAAGGCGTTCCGGGCGGGCGGTATTTCCAAGGCTCGCGCCTCGTCGCTGCAAAAGTACATCAGCAAGGAAAACCGCAAGCTGATGACGCTCGCGAAGGACCGGGAGAAGGTGGCGGCCAAGCTCAAGAGCGCACAGACCAAGCTAGCTGACCTCCAAAAGGCTAAATCCGATATGGCCTCGTCCGTGTCGAGCAAGGCCCGTGAGTTCGGCGCGTTCACCAACGCATTCTCTACCGATGACGGCGCGGACAACTCGCCTAGCGCGATTCTGTCCCGGTTGCGCGGCAGGCTCAACGCAATCGTCAAGTTCCGTCAGAACCTTGCCACGCTGCACAAGCGCGGTTTCGGTAACGGCATCATCAACGAGATTGCGCAGGCCGGTCCCGAGCAGGGTGGGCCGATGGCTGCTGCACTGTTGAACTCCAGCGGCGCGGACGTCAAGGCCATCAACTCCGTGTACGCGCAGATTGGTAAGCAGTCTGACGCGCTCGGTGCCAAGGTTGCGGGGGACTACTACAACTCCGGAATCCATGCCGCTCAGGGTCTCGTCAACGGGCTCAAGTCCAAGGAATCGGCGCTAACCAAGGCTATTGAGAACCTAGCCAAGAAGATGGTTAAGACCCTCAAGAAGGAGCTAGGCATTCACTCGCCTAGCCGCGTATTCCGCACTCAGGGTGTATGGGTCGGTAGGGGTCTTGCGCTCGGCGTCGACGACACCGCCGAGGACGTACAGGCGGCCGTCAATCGGCTCGCTGCGACCCGTCCGGCTAACCGGCTAGCTAGGAGTGCCGTCGAGGCTGCGAGCGTCTCAGGCGGCCGTGCAGCGTCTCAGCCGATCGTGCACGTGCACGTGGCTGGCAACGTCACTGCGGAGCAGAACCTAGCCAAGGCAATCGCGGGTGCCGTCCGTGACGAGATTGTCCGTACGGGCAAGCGGAACGGCGGACGTACGGGCCTCTAGTAAGAGGGAGCACCTCCCAAATTTGGTAGGTGCTCCCTCTCTAATGTTCCAGGAGGTACTACGTTGGCAATTCCAGCGGCTACGGTCGAGGTGGCCTTTGACGGGGGACCGTTTTCCACCTCGTACACGTGGACAGACATCACGGACCGAGTCACAGATCTCAAGGTTCGGCGCGGACGAAATGACGAGTTGAACCGCATCGAGGCTGGGACCCTGGCTCTGACCCTCGACAACTACGACGGCCGGTTCACCCCCGGCAAGAGCACATCCCCGTTTTTCCCCAACATCGTGCCTCGTCGGCGCGTGCGTGTCCGCACGGCAAACCTACTGCCGAAGGACACGGCTACCGGCGGCGACGTGACCCGCTCGACAGACGCGTTTACCGTGTCGCAGGCTGGTGGATCCGTCGCTTGGGGGACGGCGAATGCCAAGAGTGGTGCGGGTGCTATCCGGGCCAACATGGGCAACAACGGCACGGCGGATTGGGCTAGTTCACTTTGGTGCGGTAGGTCCAAGACCTACACGACCGGGTGGTCTTGGTGGTACAAGGTTGTCAACGTGCCCACGGGCCTAGCCAAGGTTGTGCCCGGCACTTCCTACACTGCGTCCGGTCAAGTGATGCTGGCCACGGGCTCGCCTGCTACCAAGATTCGCGCGCGTATCCGCTGGTACAAGGCTGACGGATCTTTCAACAACTCCAGCGGTAGCACTGGGCAGATCACCCTAGTTAACGGGTCGTATGTCGCGTTCAGCGTGACGGGTGTATGCCCGGCGGGTGTTGCATGGGCCGGTATCGAAATAGGCACGTCCGGCGGCGACAATAACGCGAGTCTCTTTGTGGACGAGGTGCAGCTAGAGGCGGGCGCGTCGGCATCGGCGTGGACCCCCGGCGGATCCGTTTTCTTCGGCTACATCGAGAAATGGTCCGTGCAACTGGACACCCTCGTACCGACGTGCGAGGTATCGGCCACGGACGGGTTCTCTGTGCTCGGCACGACCGAGCTGCATACGCCGTACCAGCAAGCGGTGTTGGCGAGTTTCCCTGTCGGGTACTGGTCCCTCACGGACACCGCCGGGACTACCAAGGTTGCAAACACCTATGACGACTCGATGCCCGGCGCCCTCGTCGCTTCCAAGTACGGGGGAGGCACTCCCGCGTTCGGTGCGACATCCGTACTTGCCAAGGAAGCGGACACGGCTTACAGCCTAGGCAACATCGCGAGCAACAAGGGAACGGTCGTTGACTTCAACGATAGTGGCAGGCGCACATACCCTCTCGCGGAAGAGTTGAGCGTCGCGTTTTGGGCGCTCGCGGTTCGGCCTAGCTCCGGTTACGTGACGCTGTTTCAGGCTTGGGATGATGCGGCGCGTCGTCTCGTCTCATTCCGGCTGACTTCCATCGGCGACCTTGAGTGTGAGGTCGGGTGGGCGGACGGCACATCAGCGGTTGTTGCCTCGTCCGCTGGAGGCGTGTTCTTGTCGACGTCCGTTCCCTCGTTCATCTGCGCCACGGTCTCAAGCGGTAGCTTCACGCTGTTCGTAAACGGCGCGTCCATGGACTCAGACTCGGCCGGGGGGTCGACTGATCTCCGCGATATGAAGTGGAGTTCGCTCGCGGGACAGCAGGCGGGCGGCATTTACACCGAGTACGCGAACGGCCGTTACGGGCACCTGGGCATATGGGACCGGCATCTCAGCACGACTGAGATAACCGACCTTTGGAAGCTCGGCAGCAACGGCGGAGCGGACTATCCCGAGGGGGAGGCCGACCGGCTGTCCCGGCTCGCCTCGTACGCTGGTTTCCAGGGTGACTTGTCCCTCGACCCTTCCCTCAGCACGTTGTTGGCCCCCACGTGGGAGGCTGCGACTACTGCCCTTGAGGTGATCCAGTCGGCGGCCGAGGATGCGTCCGGATACACGTTTATCGACGGCGACGGCCGGTTGACCTATCACAACCGGGCGCGCCGACAGTCGGCCCCGATCAGGTACACCCTGGGGGAGAGCAACGGCCTACCGTACGAGCCGGGCCTCTCGTTCCAAATGGATGATGACAAGGTCATCAACGAGGTCAACTACACGCGAACGGGCGGCGTTTCGGCCACGGTTCGCGACAGTACGTCTATCGCTGCGTTCGGGCGCAAGAGCAAGAGCCTTGAGCTAAGCATCACCGGCGATTCGGCCGTGGCTGACGCGGCGTACTCACTGCTTAACGTCTACGCGGAACCTATCGTCAGGTGCGATCAGGTGAGCCTCAACGCATCGGCCACGAACGCGCTGTTTCCCGTTGTGCTCGGTGTCGAGATTGGCGACCGGGTCAAGCTCACCGACCTCCCTGTAGGCGCGCCTGCACCGACCTATGAGTTCTACGTCGAGGCTATCGACACGACTGTTTCAGTCAATGGCGGCACCTCGCAGTGGGTCACGGCCCTGTCCCTGTCGCCCGCAACCGCCTCTGATGTGTGGGTCGTTGAGGACGTCACTAACGGGATCCTCGACGCAACCACGATTCTCGCCTACTAGCCATGGGAGCACCTACCAAATTTGGGAGGTGCTCCCCTCGGAGGACGACCCTTGGCAACCATCCCCACACTCAAGACGTGGAACGCCGGAGAGACGGTTACAGCGGCGACGCTGAACGCCAATATGCGCGACCCTGGCAACTTCTATAAGGCCGTGCCAGCGGCGTACGCGTACATGACGGCCGCTGCCGCGATTACGACCGCCGCAACGTGGCAGGTAGTTGCGCTAGACACCGAGAATTACGACAACGACGGGATGTACACGACCGGCACCCCGGGCCGGATAACGATCGTGACCCCGGGCCTGTATTTCATCGAGGGTCAGGTGCGGTATGCCAACGTTTCAAGCGGTACCTATCGCGCGGCTCGCATTCAGATGAACGCCTCTGCGGACATTGACACGCAGTACAACCCGATCGCGCCTAACAACTCGACACAGGTCTACCTCAAGGGGTGGCGACAGTGCGTAGCGGGTGACTATTTCCAACTGAGTGGGCTGCACGACTTTGCCGGTTCAATCTCTCTGCATACCGCCGTATCCCATTACACGTACCTGCGAGCCCGTTTCATCAACGCATAGGGAGAGTTCTTGAGTACCGTTTGGATTGAGGGCGCTGAGCGCCTAGGTAAGGGCTCCATCGGTGGGGCCATGGACTACCCGGGGAAGCCGCCTCGTGCGGTGTGGCACACGACCGAGAGCGGCGCGGGTAACGGTGCGTTCGATGCTGTCGCGCGGGTGCTTATCAGCGGCGCGGATGAGCCGCACATCCTGTACGACCCGACGACTGACCGCATTGGACAGTTCGGCCCGCTGAACGAGTCGGCGCGAGCGCTCAAGAATGATGGCGCGACGCGTACCAACCGTGTCGGCGCGGTGTGCATTCAGATCGAGGTGCTCGCGCGCGCTGGGACGCCCTTTACGGGCTATTGGAAGCCCGGTCCCAACTTCCGCAAGCTCATGGCTGCAATCCGCAGTTGGGGCGTGCCGGACGTGTGGCCCGCCGGTCATCTCGCCGACCACTACGGGGATGGAAACCGTCCTCGTGACGTGTGGCTGTCCAAGGGTGGCCACTACGGGCACAGCAACATTCCCGGCAATGACCATTGGGACCCGGGGGCGGTCGATAAGGCCGCATTTTTCAAGGCTGCGCCGAGGGTGGTTGCGAAGCCTCCGACCGTCCCGGCTAAGCCGTCCGTGTCACTGCGGCGCGTCATCGCTGCGTCCAAGCGTGACCCCGGGCTACCGGACGGCGGGACCACGTACAAGGCTGACGTCCTCGTCGTAGAGAGGGCGCTCAAGGCTGAGGGGCTCCTCGATGGCAAGTACGTCGATGGCTCGTTCGGCAAGCGCACCCAGGGTGCCTACAGAGAATGGCAAAAGCGTCTCGGCTACCGAGGTACTGCCGCCGACGGAATCCCCGGCAAGGTCTCCCTCGGCAAGCTCGGCGCAAAGCACGGATTCATAGTCAAGGGCTAGGTCATGGACGAGAGAGACCCCCTAGGGGTGACGATCTCTGCTCGGGAGATCTACGACGAGATTGTTGGGCTACGTGAGGACGTCCGGAGCTTGACTCAAGCGAGTGAGGGTGTGGCGCAGCAACTCGATGACCACGAACAGCGGTTGCGCAAGCTTGAGGCGTGGCGTTACGCGCTGCCTGTCGCGACCGTTGCCGGGCTAGCCTCAGCGGCCGTGACCCTGATTCGCTGAGCGTAACCACCGTATGCCCCCGGATGTCCGATTACGTACGGCTATGCCCTATGCCGGCTCCGGGGTCAAAATTTCACGCAGAGTGAGGAAAACATGAACTTCCTAAAGTCGCATCCCGCGCGCATCTATGGCCTGATCGTGGCCCTACTGCCCGTGGTCGCACACTTCCTGCCCGACGTGCCGACTGAGGCCGTACTCGCCGTTGCTGCGGCGATCCTCGGTACCGGTGAGGCCGTACAGCGGGTCGAGAACACTAAGACGGCTGATGCCTACTGGACCGACGCTTACGGCGAGTAGAGAGGCCATCTCTGACGTTGGGGGACACCCAACCTCGGAGGTTGCCGACATGGTTTTGCCGAACATCGCACTCATGGGGCGTGCGCGTAGTGGGAAAGACACCATTGCGTCACGCCTCGTCGAGCGTCACGGGTACGTGCGCGTCGCATTCGCCGATCCGCTCAAGGAAATGGCACTCCGCATTGACCCGCTGATAGCCACATTCCCGGATATGCCGCCTGTACGGCTTTCCCGCCTCGTCGCGGACACCGGATGGGAATACGCAAAGGACCGCTATCCGGAAGTGCGCCGGGTTCTTCAAAACGTGGGACAGACCGTACGGGACGAGATTCCGGGATTCTGGCTTAGCGTCGCCATGGGCAAGATTGCCCGTTGGGAAACCGCCGGAAAGCCGGTAGTCGTGACCGACTGCCGATATCTCGACGAGGCCCTCACGCTGGACGGCGTCGGTTTCCAAACGGTGCGGGTCGTACGGCCCGGCATAGCCCAAATGGCGCACGAGAGTGAAACGGCGCTGAACACGTGGGTGCCTCATCAGATCGTCTACAACGACAGCATGATCAATGAGCTACGGCTCAAGGCTGACGCCCTCGTCACCCGTGCGTGACCGTACTGACCCCTCATCCTTCGGGATGGGGGGTTTTTGCGTTCCCGTCACCCGTTCGAGTGAATCTGACCTCCCAAATTTGGGAGGTGGTTGCGAGCCTCTCGCCCGGTCCGCTAGTCTGGCCTCTCCAGTGACGACGACGAGGGTGGGGACCTCCCAAATTTGGGAGGTGAGTTGCACACCAACGGCGCAACCACTACAGTTGGCAACGCAAGCCCGAACGGCGGGCAGCAAGGGGAGGCACACAACATGAGCACCTACGTTCAGATCGGCGCTGGCAAGACCGGACACCTTCTGGCCGAGGACATGTCCAAGACTCTGTGCGGCAAGGACGCGAGCAAGGGTAAGGCCATCGAGGGTGAGCCCGCCGCAGTTTGCAAGGCGTGCGAGGCTGTCCGTACCAAGAACGAGGAGACTGTGACTGTGACTGAGACTGTGACCGCCGAGAAGACTGCTAAGCCGACGACCGCTGAGAAGCGTGAGATCGTCGCCAAGCTGACTGAGGCTGTCCGGGCGCTTGCTGAGGCGGGGGAGGACGCTGAGGGCGCTGAGGCGCTCCGCAAGGAAGCAGACACCGTGATTGCCTCGCTTCCGGCGGGGGAGCGCAACGCGCTGCGAGCCAACCTCACCGGGGCCCTCAAGGGCGAACCCGCCCCCAAGGCTGAGGCTGAGCCCGCCCCCAAGGCTGAGGTCGTCAACCTCGAAACGGTCGACTACAAGACGGCCGAGGGTCTCACTGAGCTTGTTGACATGGGCGCGGAGCGCATCCGTGAGGGTGTCGCCGCGCACACCAAGGCAAGCCAGACTGCGCGTAGCGTCGCTGAGGTCATCCTCGACATGAGGCTGAGGCTCAAGAACAAGAGCGGGTTGCCCGACCTCAAGGCGCAGACGCAGGCTGCCAAGCTCGCCGCTAGCGACATGTACAAGGCTGCGGGCAGCAAGCTCGACGGCACCGACGACGAGGTACGTGCGGCCGTCGCCGCCATGGTCAAGGCCACGCAGTATCAGATGTCTGACGTCCTCGTGAGCTACGTCCGGGCGCTGGACGCGAGCCCTGAGGAGTACGCCGAGCACTTCGGCAAGGTCAAGGAAGCGCACCCCGACGCTAAGCCGTCCGACGCGGTGTTTGAGTTCTACAAGCTGTCGCCCAAGTCTGCCCTTGAGCGCGAGAAGGAGCGTCAGCAGGAAAAGGGCAAGCTCGCCGCTGAGGCCAAGCTCGCCATTGAGGCGGGAGGCGGAGCGGTCGCCGAGCCTGAGGGTGGGAACGGTGAGGCCATCCGCACCACGGGTCAGCAGGTCGAGGATGCGGCGCCGGAAAAGAAGGCTGAGGTTTTCGTCGCGGGGCTCGCTAAGCTCATCAACAAGTTCGATGTTTCCTACCTCGAAACCATTGAGGACGAGGACGAGAAGAGCAAGCTTGAGGGGGAGATCAAGGACCTTGAGGACAAGCTCAAGGAACTCCGCAAGGCTCTGATCTAACCGACCGTCAGACCGGGGCCCCTGGGTACACATCGCCCGGGGGCCCCTTCCCGTTAGGAGGGGACACCATGACCGAGAAGCAGACCGAAACAGCCACGTACGAGGTGACCGGCCCGGTTGGGGGAGTGCCGGTAGTGCTCACTGCGGACGAGGCGGCGGGGTATGTGTTCGCCGGTTGGGTCGGTGGCGAGCACGAGGCCAACCGCAAGACCGGACGGCTCAAGATTCAAGAGGCGTACGACGGTACGGCCCGGGTGGGGGACAAGCATCCGCAAGACCGGTGGGACGTGCAGCACGAGGCATGGGAGCGGGTGTGGGAAGCGGCTCGCGCTTGTGAGGACTTCCGGGACTTCAAAGAGAAGATGGACGATCAGACCTACCGGCTCCGCTGGACCGAGACGCGTGAGGACGAGGAGCGCGACGAGACCCCAACCGTGTGCACCACCGTTGGGTGTGGCCGGACGCGCCCCCGATGGACCATGACAGTGATCGGCGGCCACCTCGTGTGTTCCCCGACGTTCCGCATGCATTGCGCCGAGTGCTGTAAGCCGGGGGAGTCCCTGACTCACTACACGGAGGAGGAGCACCGGCACGGGGATGCCGTTCTGGAACACGCCGACGCTGAACGCGCGGCACGGCTGGAAGCCTCGCTCACGCCCGATCGTGGGGAGGTGCCGCCCGGCTGGAAGGGGACCCCGGAAGAGTTCCTCGCGCGCCTCGGTGAGATCTCAGAGCTACCGCAGTTCCGAGACAACCGTGACGTCGAGGCTGAGGCCGAAGCCAAGCGAAACCCCCTCACGCTGCCCGACGCATCCCCGGAGGTGTGGGAGCAAGTAAAGGCGTTTCAGGGTCGGGACCAAACATCGGCGGAGATTGACGAGGCGGTTGCCCGTGGACGCAACCCCCAGGGTCCGGGGTTCCAGTGGGAGGCAGACACGTTTCAGGAGGTTGCCGCTGAGGGTGACCTCTGGGCCCATGGGTGGCTCGACGGCGCTCGGGTCACGCTGTGCGGCAAGACCCCTAAGGCCGTGCTGAACGGCCCGACATTCCTGGGGATTTGGTGCCCCGACTGTCACGGCCACATCGGCACCGACTGAGGCGTAACAGCCCCTCTCGCAGCCTTACAGCCCCGCTAGGCCCCCTCGGCCCGGCGGGGCTTTCTCATGCCCTCAGACGGCCGCACACGGCTTTTGCTCAAATGAGCAGCCGGCGGCGCTCATATGAGCGACTCAGCGGGAGAGGATGACGGTATGACGTTTTAGATACTGATCTAGGTATCCCAATAGAAGTCCTTAAGAGAAACCGAAACAGCCCCTCGATTCGCCATACCGTCAGCTAGAGAACCCCTCTCAAGTGGTCGTGTAAGCAACCACGACCCAAAGGGGTTTCCATGGCCGGTACAGTCCGAACCATCATGCGGGGAGGGTCCCGCTTTTACGTCGACCACGAAACGGCCGAGAAGGTCCCCGGGGTCACCTCGGTAATCGGCATGCTCCCTAAGCCGTTCCTGGCTTTCTGGAATGCCAAGATGGTCGCCGAACTCGCCGTTGACTCGCTGCCGTTCGTCGGGCAGATGGCGGAGCGCGACCGACAGGGGGCCGTCGACTGGCTCAAGAATGCAGCCCGCCGATATACCAAGCTGCGCGCTGATGTTGGCTCGGCCGCTCACGATCTGTTTGAGCGGATGATCCGTGGCGAACTCATCGGGCGCGTTCACCCCGACCTCGCGCCGTACGTCCGGCATTTCGCCGAGTTCCTTGAGGTCGTCAACCCCGAGCTAGTCCGCGCTGAGGATGTGGCATGGTCCGACACTCACAAGTACGCCGGATCCTTTGACGCCATCCTCCGCGTGTGGCTCGACGAGGACAACAAACCGACCCCGGACCGTTCGGGCACTCCCGCGCTCCTTATGGCCGACTGGAAGACCTCTAAGGCCACCTACCCGGATGTGGCCCTACAGATGGCGGCATACGCCTACGCCGACCGCATCGTTGCGCCGGACGGGTCGAGTGAGCCGATGCCGGAGTTTGACGGCGCTGCGGTGCTGCACATCACTGCCGACCAGTGGGCATTCAAGCCCGTCCTCGTCAATGACGAGGTGTTCGCGCAGTTCCTCCACCTGCGGGCAACGTTCGATTGGGACCGGGAGACGAGTAAGACCGTCATCGGAAAGCCGCTTGCTGCGGGCGGGACGTCGTTCGTGACTGGCACTCAGCGGCGGGGGAAGTAAGTGCCTGAGTTCGTTCCGTGGCCCAAGACTAAGCGCCTCTTTCGAGAGATCGTCATCACGGAAAAGATCGACGGCACTAACGCTGCCATCCACGTGGACGAGGCGGGCTATGCCGTTGCCGCGCAGTCCAGAAACCGGCTCATCACTCCTGAGGCTGACAACTACGGGTTTGCCCGTTGGGTGTACGAGCATGCGGCGGAGCTTGGGATGCTGCTCGGCCCCGGGGTCCACTTCGGCGAATGGTGGGGGAGGGGTATCCAGCGAAACTACGGCCTCTCTGAGCGCCGTTTCTCGCTCTTCAATACTGCGACCCATGCCAGCCTCGACGCGACCGTGGGCGGCATCCTCGTGCGCCCCGTGCCGGTGCTGTATCAGGGCGTGTTCAGTGAGCGGGAAATTCGGGAGTGGCTTGAGGCGCTGAGTCATGGCTCCGTCGCCGCCCCGGGATTCCCGAACGCTGAGGGTGTGTGCATCTTTCATACGCAGACTCGCAACGTGTTCAAGGTGACCCTTGACGCGAACGATGCGGGCAAGTGGGAAGCGCGCTAGAGACCCCCTCTCAGATGTAAATACGGGGCGAGCAAGGGCCGGTAAGCACCTCCCAAATTTGGGAGGTCACCCCCTTGCTCGCTCCCACCAATCACAGACATTCAGAGTGAGGTCACACAGTATGGGCGTCCGCATTTTCGAAACCGACCCCGACGCTAAGCCCAAGCCTCGTCGGCAGTTCGCCAACGACGTTGCGTTTCAGTTCCGTTCGGGTCGCATGGCCAACAATCGGCCTCAGTCGCTTGCGGATTGGCGCGTCACGTCCGGTGACCCCGAGGTAGCCAAGGCAATCGCGCTCCTTATGGGCGGCACGGTCGACGAGTGGGAAACCTCTAAGGAAGACTTCCTTGAGGTGCTCACCGATACCAACACCGTGCAGGTGGTCATTGACGGCACTAAGGCCATCAATGCGCGGATGATCCTCTGGGGACGTTCCGGCCCGATCCACGAGTGTGACGGCGTTGAGTTCCTCTCGCCGGACGAGGACCGTGGTACGCCGTGCGGTTGCCCGCCGCTCCTCGCCGACCGTAAGGCGGCTGCTCGCGCGGGTCGTGGTCCGCAGCCCAATACGACTGTCTCTTTCCGTCTCGCCGAGGATTACGAGCTCGGCATCGGCAAGTTCACCTCGACCTCGTGGGACCTCGTCTCTGTGCTGCACGAGATAGAGGATGAGCTTGAGCGCATCGGGGGAGAGGCGCTCTGCACGCTGAGTCTCGAACTAGTCCAGTTCACCACCTCGGCCGGTAAGAACGTTGAGTACCGCAAGCCGGTAATCAAGGTTCTCAAGTCCTGGGATGACGCGATTGCCGAGGAGCGCTGAGCATGGGCAAGCGAGGAACTGTCACTGACTATGCGGGGGATGAGCTGTACCGGGGTGACCTCGTCAGCTACGCAACCCGCAACGGCAACCGTGTGCGCATGTCTGACGCCCTCGTCGAGCGGGTCACGGCCCGTGTTGAGGCTGGCAGGCTGCGACCGATGCTGTATGTGAAGCCAACCGGCAACGAGTCGGGTTTCGTCAAGAGGCGTACTCAGCGCGGTGTTTGGATCGCCGCTGAACATGTGCGCCTCGTCTCGCCGGGCGCTGAGTTCGTCGACTAGGGGCTAGCGCCCATCAATCTTGCCCGGCAAGTGCCTCTCGGTGCTTGCCGGGCATTTGTGTTTCGGAGGTTTGGTGACCCTGCATATCAGCCGCTACTACGGACCGGCATTGGGAGACGTTCGCGCCCTCGGTGCTGGGGACACGGTGCGGTTGCTGAACGAGGCACGTAAGAGGCCGGATTGGGCCCGTTACGTGGACGCGATAGCGCATGCGGTGAGCCGTGGCGCAGAGGTGAGGTGGCTTCAGTGACAGCATTCTTCGCTGGCATGTTCTGTGGGTTGACGCTGTATTACGTGACGTGGGGAGGGCTCAAGCGGTGAAGGTGTGTCGGCTATGCGGGCGGGGGAAGCCCGCCGATCAGTTCCTTGCCGGTAAGGCCAAGCGACCCTCAAGCACATGTGCCACATGTCGCCGGAAGCTACAGGCGCAGCATCGCCGCAGCTACTACGCCTCGTTGCCGCCGGACAAGAGGCATGAGCTAACCCACAAGCGCCGTGCTGAGGCTGCGGGTGTCGAGCATGTCCCTTACTCCCGTACGGCCATCCTCGCCCGCTGGAAGCACATGTGTGCCTACTGCGACGCGTTCGCCACTCACCTTGACCACGTGCAGCCAATTGCCAAGGGTGGTGCGGACGTTGAGGCGAACATCGTTCCGGCATGCGCTCCGTGCAACCTCAGCAAGGGCGCCAAGACGCTAGCTGAGTGGTCTGAGACGTTCGGGTACGTTCCGCCGTTCTAGAGACGCCCTCTCATACCTGAGTGAAGAGAGGAAAGGTCAACACAGATGCAGTTCTCTGATGTGCTCGCACGCTTCACTCAGGTATCGGAGGAAGCGGACGGCGGGTATCTCGCGCAGTGTCCGGCGCACGCTGATTCTCGGCCGTCGCTCCGCATATGGCGCGGCGATGACAACAAGGTGCGCCTCACCTGCCGTTCGGGCTGTAAGTCCGATGACGTGGTCAAGGCTGCGAACCTGACGTGGCCGGACATGTTTGACGTGACGGGGGAGGGGCTCACGGTGGCCAAGGAAAAGCCGGTCCTCGTCGGCCCCGGTCCAACTGCCGCACTGCGCATGTACGTTGAGGAAACGTCGCATGCGCTCCTCGACTACGACAACACATGGTCGGCAAAGGCACGGGCGTACGTCGACGACCGGTTCGGGCTGGACGCCGACACGGCATGCGAACTGTTCCTAGGGGTGGACCCTGGGGAGTACTCCGCCGGTAAGCATCGGTTCCCGTACCGGTCGCGTGCGTTCACCTCGTACCCGCGTCTCACGGTCCCCCTCGTCGGTTTCGACGGAGTCATACGCGGACTACAGGGGCGCGACCTTTCCGGCGACTGCCCGGGACGGTGGGTGTCGCTCCGCAACCCTGACGGGCATCGGTGGGCCCCGTACGGCGTTTTCAAGGGTGAGGGTGGGTATGGAGTCACCCTCGTGTCTGAGGGGCCCGGAGATGGCCTCACAGCCGTTTCTGTGGGGTACAACGCCGTTGCCGTGCGAGGTGCCAGTCTCGCCAGTAGCCCGGAACTCATCGCCGAGCTTGCCGAGGGGCTCAAGGGCTCGCAGGTAATCGCGTGCGGCGACAACGACGAGGCCGGGCAGCGATTCAACCGCATGCTTGCCAAGGGTCTCGCCGAGCATGGCCTAAAGGTCTACTCGTTGCCGATTCCGACCCCCAAGGATGACCTCACTAAGTGGCGTGAGCGAGACCCTCATTCCTTCCCTCTCGCGCTGCACCGTGCCGTCAAGTCGGCGGGACCCGTGCAGGATTCGGCCGAAGCTGCGGCAGAGGCCGTATCCGCTGAACTCACGGACTTGACCGGCGCGGATGTGGTGAGCCGGGACCAGGGTACGGAAGCGGCGCGCATCCTCGCTGGACTCATCAACCGATACGGCGAGTCTGACGCGATGAACGCTCACGCCCTCGTCGCATGGTCGGACGGCCGGATTAAGTACGCGCCCGGGCTGGGCTACTACGTGTGGAACGGCCGCACGTGGGAGCGGTCTGAGGTCAAGATCAGGCAGGAAATACATCGCATGGGCGCTGCCCTCGTGCTCGCGGGGGAGACGCAGAAAGCGCGCGGTTTCACCATGACGTCTCGCATTGATGCCCTCATGACTGAGCTGCGTTCGGTCCCCACGGTGCATGTCGACGCGTCGGCGTTCGATGCTCGCCCCGACCTGCTGAGTTTCCGCAATGGAACGGTCGACCTACGCACGGGCGCGCTCGCGCCACACGCCAAGGAAGACATGCTCACGTACGCCCTAGACATCGACTACCGCGCGGATGCGACGTGCGCCCGTTGGGAATCGTTCCTGTCTGAGATCTTCCCCGAGAATCCCGAACTCACCGACTACATGCGCCGACTCGTCGGCTACGGAATCACCGGTCACGTCACGGAGCAAGCGTTTTGTGTGCTGTGGGGGAAGGGAGCCAACGGCAAGAGTGTCCTCACTGACACCCTCACGGCTGTGTTCCGCACGATCAGCAAGACCACGGGCTTTGCAACGTTTGAGGAAAAGTCGTCCGGCGGTATCCCCAACGACATTGCGGCGTTGCGAGGTGCTCGCCTCGTCATGGCTTCCGAGGGTGAGTCGGGCAAGCCGATGAGCGAGGCAATCCTCAAGCGGGTGACGGGCAAGGACATGATCAGTGCTCGGTTCTTGCGGCAAGAGTTCTTTGAGTTCAAGCCGTCCTTTCTCCTCATGCTCGCGACCAACCACAAGCCTCGTTTCCGGGGTCAAGACGAGGGTCTGTGGCGACGCGTCAAGATGATCCCGTTCAAGCGCTGGTTTGCGCCCCATGAGCGGGACCATGCCCTTGACGCAAAGCTACTGGCTGAGTCTGAGGGCATCGCCGCATGGGCCGTACGAGGTGCGGTCGAGTGGTTTGCCGACGGGCTACAGGATCCGGACGTAATCAAGAGCGCCGTGCAGGAATACAAGGAAACCAGCGATGCTCTCGCCGGATTCTTCCCGGGAACCCTTGAGCGGGTTCCTGAGGCGACGCTGAACGGTGACGAGGCGTACAACGCTTACCGGGACTGGTGTGAGGCCGAGGGGCTGCAACAGCGCGAGGTGTGGACCCGTCGCACGTTCTATGCCGCCATGGAAGAGCGCGGCGCGTTCCGCAAAAAGACCATGAAAGGTATCGCCCTCGTCGGGGTGCGCATCGCCAACGCGCCGACCCCGGTAAGTGGCCCCGGGATCCTCGGTAAGTAGTCATCGGCCCGTTGGGGAGCACCTACCAAATTTGGGAGGTGCTCCCTTTGGCTTGCGTAGCAAGGGGAGACACATGAGGGTTTACAGACATGCCGTCGCCGGTGACGTGGTCAACGTCTACGTTCCCGAGACGCTCGACGACTTGTACGCGTTCAGGGAGTGGCTGGCTGAGGCCAACGAGCGCGGACCGGTAGCGGTCGACACCGAGACAACCGGGCTCAACATCTACAGTCCCGGCTACCGCTTGCGCACCGTGCAGTTTGGCGACCGGGACACCGCATGGGTCATCCATTGGGAGCGCGGGGGAGCGTTCGTCAATGCCGCCCGTTGGGCACTACGCATCCTCGATCACGTGCTCATTCACAACGCGCCGTTTGACTGGCTCGTATTGGACGAACACGCCGAGATTCCCCTTGAGTCGCTCGCGCCTCGTACGACAGACACAAAGCTGAAAGCGTCCCTCGTCGACCCCCGGCAACCGCAAGAGGGTGGCATCGGAACGGGCCTCAAGCCCCTCAGCGCTTACTACATTGACCCCTCGTCGCCGGACACTCAGGGCGACCTCACGGCGGTGTTCCGGTCCCTCGGCCTCACTAAGGCCACGGGGTGGGCGGGTATCCCGCTGGACCACCCAACTTACAACCTCTATGCGGGACTTGACGTCATCCTCGGCTCGCGCATCGACGTGGCCCTGAGCGCTGAACTTGAGCGCCGAGGTGTGCGACCCGAGCTAGTCCAGTACGAGCATGAGCTAGCCCGTATCTGCTCTCTCATGATGCGTACGGGCCTCGTCCTCGACGAGGAGTACACACGCGGGTTGCGTGGCCATCTGTGCGACGAGGCAGCGCATTTCGAGCATGTGGCGGCGACCTACGGCGTAGCCAACGTCAACAGCACGGCCCAAGTGGCTGAGGCGCTCGCCGCCATGGGGGAGACCCTCACTGAGCGGACAGCGTCGGGCAACGTCAAGGTTGACAAGGCTGTCTTGCTGTCGCTTGCGGACATGTCGATGCAGTGGGAGCGGACGGGTCTACGTGCTCCAAACCCGTTGGCTGAGGCGGTAGTTAGGGCCAAGCGTGCGGGCAAGTGGCGTTCCGCGTACGCCGACACGTTCCTTGAGACTGTCGACGCCAACGGCCGTGTGCATCCCATGATCAATACCATGCAAGCGCGCACGGGACGCATGTCTATCTCCGGGCTCGCGCTGCAAACGCTGCCCTCGTCTGACCATGTGATCCGCCGTGCGCTACTCGCCGACGAGGGTCACGTCATGGTGTCGACTGACTTTGCGGCCGTCGAGCTACGTGTGTTGGCAGCGCTCGCAGATGTCACACGTATGAAGGAAGCGATTCGCGCCGGACGTGACTTGCACGACTTCACCGCTGGCCTCGTGTTCGGCCCCGGGTTTACCAAGCAACACCGCAAGATCTCCAAGGGAATTGCGTTCGGCAAGGTGTACGGCGGTGGGGCGCAGACGATCTCCCGTCAGACCGGTGCGCCGTATGACGAGGTTGTACGGGCCCTAGCCGCGTATGACCGGGCGTACCCGGAGATTAAGCGGTTCGCCAATCGTCACCAGCGGGAAGCGCGAGCCAACGGCATGGTCACCGTGACCGTGACGGGTCGACACCTCCCGCTGGACCGGGACCGGGCATACGCCGTGACCAACTATCAGGTGCAGTCTGCGGCGCGTGATGTGCTCGGACAAGCACTCATTAACTGCGACGAGGCCGGGCTAACTCCCTACCTCCGCTTGCCGATTCACGACGAGTTGCTTGCGAGTGTGCCGCGCAACGAGGCGAGCGAGTATGCGCGCGAGATTGAGCGCTGCATGCGCATGCATCTCGGGGGAGTGCCCATCGACGCTGAGGCGGAGATCGGCGGCCGTTCTTGGGGATCCCTGTACGGGGCCGACTACTGAGCAGCCGAGGGGGTCACGTGTTCTACCGGCGACCGCGCGAGCGCGTGACCCCCTCACGTCCCGAACTGTACGCAATGTGGGCAGATGCGGACGCATGGGCGTGCATCTACTGCGGGGCGCCATGGACGCAGGTTGATCATTTCGTGCCGCTGGCCCGTGGGGGAGAGGACACCCTCGGCAATTGCTGGCCAAGTTGCACGGCGTGTAACCAAAGCAAGTCAGACCGTGACCCTATGGAGTGGCTGAGGGGGCACCTCCCAAATTTGGGAGGTGATGTGGGTCACATTCGATGGGCCTCCGCGTAGCGAGTTGAGCAAAAACATGAGAATCGCTCACCTTTTTCGGTTCTGGCTACCGCCGCGTAACTGTCGAGTCACTCACGACACCTGACGTCATGCCAGGGGATGAGTCACGTATCGGTACGTGCATCTCACACATCCTTTACGACCTCAACTCGGTCTCCACAGCACCTAACAACCGCACTAGCACCACCTACCGAACTGGGTGTGTAGTGCTGAACACGACGACATGCCGATGCGCAAGCGGAATCGCCGTGCACCACCCGGAAGGAACCTAGGCGCGTGATCCGTCACGCCCTCGGTCAAATCCTCGTGTGACGCACGTCACCACTTGCGCCCCCTTCCGGGCTAGAGACGCCCTCTCAGACCTCAGTAACGAGGTCCCCCGGAAGGAACAGAGCACATGTCGAGCTACCCCACGATCACCGCCGACGACGTCATCAACGCGAAGAACAACGACGCGACGGCTTGCCGCACGATCATCGACGGCACGGAGGGCATGGTTAAGAAACTCTCGTACGAGGCTTGCCGCAAGGCTTCCCGCCTCGACCTCGTGGAGGACATGGAGCAGCACGCCCGGCTGACCGTGTGGGAGGCCGTACGGGACTATGAGGGCCGCAACGGTGCCGTCTTCACCACCTACCTCTACCGCTCGATATCCGGCGCGCTGGACGACGAGATGCGCCGAGTCACTCGCCCCGGGGTCGGGCACGAGGCAATGAAGACGTTCACGCGCTGCCTGAGCATCGCTGAGGGCGACGTGCGAGCCGCTGAGCGTCTGTGCACTGTGTCCGGCGAGAAGCGCCGTTTGAGCCCGGAGCTTGCCCGCGCTACCCGCCTCGCTTGGGAGGGCGCTGCGAGCCTCGATATGCCCGCTGAGGACACCGACGGGGGAGCGGCGACCCTGGGGGACCTCATCGCCGACCCGTACGGCTACGGGGTGCCTGAGGACCTCGTCGAGGCTTCCGACATCGCCGCCGGGCAGCGTCAGAGGAACAAGGATCTCGCTCACGCGCTCCTCGCGCTCACCTCTGAGCGGCGCAGGTTCATTCTCAAGGCCACGTACGGCATTGACCCCGTGCCGTTCTTTGAGGACGACAACGAGATTGCCGCGTACCTGGGGATCACGCGGAGCACGGTCGGCAACACCCGGGCGCAAGCGCTGGAGACGCTCCGCAACAAGGGTGAGGCGCTCCTCAATGCGTGACCCGTGGTGGGTGGCCCATTGGGTGTGGTTCACGGGCCTAGGCACGGTCGTGTTCGTGTTGACACTCCTGTTTCAGTCCCTCGGCATTTACTCCCGCTAGGGGCTAGAGACGCCCTCTCAGACCAAATCAGAGACACCCGCACAGAGGAGAAATTCAGTGTTCTTCGAGTTCAACCAAAACAACAGCGGCGGCGGTTTCGACTATGACGCGTCGCGCGGTATCGGGCGGCACGTGATCGTTGAGGCGCGCAACGAGGACGAGGCCAACGACCGTGCCGGACGGATCGGCCTCTACTTCGACGGCGCCGACGACTACGGACCGGATTGCAGTTGCTGCGGCGACCGCTGGTACCGGGCGTGGGCGCACTCGGGCACCGACACACCGATCATCTACGGCGAGCCCGTGGACGAGGAATACCGGCTCTCGCTGGGCAAGGACACGCCGGAAGTGTTCGTGCACTACGCCGACGGCCGGATAGCGGGCTACGAGGCGCGCTAGAGACGCCCTCTCACACCTAAGTACCGCCCCGGTAGTTCAAGCGGCAGAACACCCCCGCCATTCAAGGGGGAGGCTGCGGGTTCGAATCCCGCCCGGGGCGCTCCGCACCACCAAATCAGAGGAGAAACAGAAATGACTTACACCCTTCCCGGCGGTGGCCGTATCCAGTACATCCGCACCGACGCGGACACCGTTGAGTTCATCCACTACAACCGCAACGACGAGGTCACCGCCACGGTTCGTAAGAGCCTCGCGGAGGCCGGTCCACTGATCGCCGCTCTCGTGGTGGCTGAGACCGCGCTTTCGTAAACCAGCGGCGGGACCGGAAAGCGAGCCTGACATGGGCAAGCGATTTATGCCCGCGCTTGACGAGATTGACTCCGGTGCGCACCCGACGCTCGGAGTGAGGGAATCAGCGGAGAGGCTTGAGGCGCTGGAAAGCCTCAGCCTCTCCCGCTTGCTCGACGAACACGACGACGAGGCGAACGAACATGGGTGGGATTAGGAAGATGACGAACCTCAAGGAAACGCGAGAGGTCAAGGCTGAACTCACGGCCGAAAAGGGTGGGCGGGTGCTTGCCTGGCACAACGACCGCGAGCCGGGACATGTCTCCCTCGCCGTTGTGGGCGACCGGGCCAAGATGACCCCGACCGAAGCCAAGGCGCTCGGTGAGTGGCTGATTCGCAATGCGGATGCGGTGAACACCGCGCAGTACCCCATTACGCATCACGCCTCGCCCTCGGGCGCCGTCCGCGCCGCTTACGGGTCGTCCCCGTCTTTTCTCCGATAGGGGCCGCTGAGTGTCTAAGCGAACAGATCTTGAGCGTCCTCTCGGGCGCCTCTCCGTCATCCTCGACAACGACGGCGAGCTACGGCTCATCTTCGGCATGGAAACAGCGTTCCTCGACGCATCCTCCGCGCGTGATCTAGCACGTATCTTGATCACCCTTGCGGATGAGGCGGACGACATCACAGGTAACGGCACCGTTACCGAACTGAGTGAGCCTGCCGCCGAGCGCAGCGATACGGAGTACATCGCCGATCGCGCCGACATTTGGCGGGTCGCTCGCGGACTGTTGACCGGCGCGGAGCACGAGGCCGAGGACATAGTCATCCTCGCGCGCTTCCTTGCGGGTGATGGGCTGTGAGGACATGGAACCTCGTCCCCATCGGACTGACAACGGGCCTCGTCGCCCTTACAGCGGTCGCGGGAGTCGGCATCGGGGTGAGTGCTGCGGCCGATGATCCTAAGCCCGTACCGACCCCCACAGTGACCGTTACGGCTACCGTCACGGCAACTCCCAAGGCTCGCCCTAGGGTCCACCGCAAGGCCCGACCGACGGTCACGCCGAAGCCTGCCAAGCGGGCAACGCCACGCGCGACGAGGAGCACCTCTCGACCGTTGGACGTGCGGCCCGTGGCAGCCAAGGCGCTAGCCAAGGCAATGCTTACGCAGCGTGGATGGGGCGGACAGTGGCGACAGTTCAACGCACTGGAAATGGGGGAGGCGGGATGGAACTCCCGCGCCGTCAACCCCTCGTCCGGGGCGTGCGGGCTACCTCAAGCGCTGCCCTGTAGCAAGTTGCCGAACGGGGTCGGTACGCCGATCGGCGGGCAACTCACTTGGATGCTCGACTACATAGCCCGGAACTACGGGTCACCTGCCAAGGCTTACGCTGCCTGGCTTTCGCGCTCGCCGCACTGGTACTGATCAACGGGAAGCACCTCCCAAATTTGGGAGGTGCTTCCTTGGTAGGGGAGAGACTTTGCACGTCGATGTGCTAGCTGCAACGCTCGTCAATGAGTACGTGATGCGTAGGGCCTACGGGTACGAGGTGTTCGAGGGCGAGGAGCAAGCGACCGACCTTGACGCGCTCGGGGAGGCTGCGGGGCGCATCTGTTACAAGTCCTTCGGCCGGAAGAATGCGGCGACGGCCGCTAACCCTGACTACCTCGCGAACATCATCGCTCAAGGGCATTTCAGCGTCATGGAACATGCGTCTGCGACGTTCCTTGTCCGGGGCGTAAGTCGGGCGCTCCTAACGGAGTTGACGAGGCATCGGCACTTGAGTTTCTCGGTCGTGTCTCAGCGATACGTCGACTACAGCGCTACGCGGCCCGTGATACCTCCCGCCGTCGTCGAGGTGCCCGGGATGGCTGAGCACCTTGAGCGCGAGTATGACCGTGCCGTCAAGGCGTATGAGGACTACGTCGAGACGCTGCGGGGGAGAGGGCTAAGCCGTAAGGCTGCGAGGGAAGCGGCGCGCGCAGTGCTGCCGAACGCTGCCCCGGTCGACATGATCGTTACCGGCAACCTGCGTGCATGGCGCGATGTGCTCGGCAAGCGTTGGCACGTAGCGGCTGACGCTGAGATCCGAGAGTTCGCCGGGCTCATCCTCGGCAACCTGAGGCGACTCGCCCCGGGAAGCGTGCAAGACATTCCGACCGAACCTTACGGAGGCTGACCTATGCTCGATGACGTCTACTACACCCCAGAAAAGTTCGGCCTCACGATCATTGGTGACGTCGACACGGCAGGCTCGTATGCGTTCTACATGTTGGCCGTATGGCAGCGTGACGAGGACGGGGCCCTTTTCTGGCAGACCGATAGCGGGTGTTCCTGCCCGTCGCCGTTTGAGGACGTGTACAGCGTTGAGGGTCTGAATCCGATAACCGACGCTGCGGCATTCGCCGCTGAGGCACGCAAGTGGTTGCGTGAGCAGTACAAGCCGGGCGCGAATGATCGAGACGCCGTTGAGCGACTCATCCGAAAGGTGCGTGAGCGTGAGCGTAAATCCCTTTAAGCCCTTGACGCGCGATCAGGTTTCCGTGCTCGTCGATATGGTCGCCGAATGGCGCGACAAAGACCGGCATGCGGAGCTTGAGCACGAGCGAGGCTATGACGCTGAGCAACTCGACGCCTTTTACGCGCTAGCGGCCCTCGTCGACGCTGAGGCCCGTAAGCGCCGGATCACTTACTTCTAGGGGGCCCGTTGACCGACCGTCCAACCTGGGACGCGTACTTTCTCGCCGGTGCAGCATGGGCAGCGACTCGCGCCGACTGCACCCGGGCTCAAGTGGGTGCCGTCCTCGTGAACGGTGCCAACGAGGTGCGGGGGACCGGTTACAACGGTGCTCCGCCGGGCGTGCCCGGTTGTGCCTCAGCGGGTGCGTGCCCGCGCGGAAAGCACACGCGCATGCCGTTGCCTAACCTGGTGGGGCTGCATAACTGCCTATGCGGTAAGGGGTGGCCATGCCCGGATGCGGTCGAGCCGG